AAATTTATCTATAATAAGAAGTATTCCTATTTTATCTCTTAGTGTTTCTGCTGATGTAACAATAGCAGTATTCACCATTTATATGATGTCTTTAGGATTTACATTTTTTGAAGCATCTCTATATACAGTTATTGTTTATGCTACATCAAGTATAGTTTCAAGATTCATTTTTTCATGGATTGGATATAATTATGGGTCAAAAAATGCTATGTTAATTGGAATGATTGTATGTTCTATAGCTTGGCTATGTGCTATAAATCCAAATTTTGTGATTTTGTCATTGATACTTCTTGGTTTAGGAACTGGCAGTGGATCAATCAACGTTTTTCCATATATTGCAGATAAGTATGGAAGAACATTCTATTTTGCTAATTATTCAGTCTTTGCTGTGTATGGTGGATTATTTGAAGGATCAATGGTTTGGTTATCAAGTCTAATACTCAGTATAACAAAAAATTACAACTTTGTTTTCACTTTTATGGTGATTCTTATGATTATATGTTTTATTATTATACATGCTGACAAGACTGGATATATTGATAGAATAAATGGCGTTAAGATACGTGATTAGTGTTTACCATATCTTCCTGTTCAGCGGATTGATGTCTTTCATCATTTGTTGAAGGAATTTAGCTTCATTTGAGCAGTCGTTGATGATGTAATTGACTTTCTTCTCAACGGCTGCTTTTTCTATTATCATATAGACAAATTCTCTACTGAACAATGGGGATAGAATGCATGTATATTCATTAGCAAATTCATATAATGGATAATTGGAATAGTGTTCAACATTTGGCCCTCTAATTTGCATTTCTGCAAGATTCAACTGATCGATGCCAATGTTATTCAATATATCAAGACCGTCTCTGTTGAGCAGATAATCAGCAACAGTTGGAATTGATGGAATCTCAATAGTAACAAACTGGAAGTAATTCTTTGCTAATAATACCTTCTCAAGTATCTTTTCAGAGAAATTTGTAGCTGCAATGTTGAATCTGATCTCATTAACACCAGCATCACTAACTCTTTTCATCAATTCCTCAGTTACAATAATTCCATTTGTATAAATCCACTGATAAACATTACCTTTAGATGTTACAAACTCCATAAATGGAATTGTCTTATCAATATAACTAAATGGCTCACCACCAGAATATGAAACACCCTTTATTAGTGATCCAGCAAAGGCATCAACATATACCTTGTAATCCATCATCCATTTATCACGAAACATTTTTGTATAATCAATGTTATCACTCTTATGCTGGGGACAAAAATCACAATTGGCAATACAATGCCACCCAACATATATACACAACCATGTTCCAGACTTACAAGCTCTACATCCCTTTGATAATTCTTTATCTGGAACCTTTGTATATACTGTCAATCCATAATCTTCTATATTGATATAATCTGACAGTTTTCTCTGTAGTGGATAGATTATCTCTTCGTGAAAGTCATATTTGTTCATTGAAATAGCGCATCCAAAACTTGTTTGTTATTGTGATTAAGTAATATCTGCTTATTTATAGGTTCTAAAATTGTCTGTATCTTAGAAATAAAGTGTTTTTCTATCATTTTATCATAATCAATTTTCAACACGTTATCAAATTCTTCTGGCCATCTGTAGAAAGCAATAGAATCAAACTTATATTCATTTTTCTTCAAATAAACAACCTTTACTTTTGATCCCTCTGCTATATCTCTATATTTTCCCTGAAGATTCATCTTTCTAATGAGAGTTCTATAATTCATAGCACCTTTTACATGCCAAGGTGTCCCCTTTACAGGACTACCATTATTCATAAATTTTTCTATATGGGATACACCGATATTAACTGCAATTTCTTCAGGTCTTACACTATACAGATCTTTCTTATAGTTACTTATCTTTGCAGACAGCTCATCATCAGAAACACCCTTCAATATCATCTCCATAATTTCAGTAAGAATTGGTTTTATTGCTTCTGGTGTCTCAGACCTTACAATCTCAAGACCCGTGGTTTTTATCTTATCTGTCGAAATGCCCTCTTCATCAATACACCAAAGACTATATTTCTTCTTCATAACAAAGAGAGCTCTTCGCGCAATAATTTCCTGTTTGAATTTAATCCTAAAATCATCCTCAAGACAATTATAGTGTTTCCGTTGAACCTCTTTGTATGATCGATCGTTTACGTAATCAGAAATGATGGATGAAACTTTACGAATATAGAAGATCTTCTTATCTTCAGGTAATTTTTTCCAATCATCACCAATGTTTTTATTGAGAAAATAACCAATATTAACAAACATACTGTCAGTATCACCATATATAACAAAATCAACATTTTTCATAGTTCTTTCCTAATCTCTTCAAGAGTTTTCAACAATTTATCATTGGGATTATTCAGAATTTCATTTACATAGTTAACACCCATCTTAATTGTGTTTCTGGCACAAGATGTTACTGCTTCTGAGATATTCTTATTATACCATCTACTATATGGAACAGCAGTAGCCCCATACATAGAGTTTAACATTGTCTTGTAAGCGTTTTGTAAATTATTCAAACGATATACTTTTTCCTGTGTCTTATTAAAGTTATCACCCCTTAATGACGGAAGTTTAGATTTGAGATTCTTCATATTATCTTTTGTTTCAACACGCCTCCAGAACAATTCACGTTCAACTGAAGCGATAACGCCAGGCGGTTTTGTTCTGAAACATGCTCCAGATGGAGATATACAAATCAATCTGTTTTTAAGAGCTTTATTAAACTTCTTTAATTTATCATCTTCAAATTTTATAGCTTCATATCCCACCATCATTGTAAATGGTGGAAATGACTGTTTCATTGTATATTCAATCATCTCTGATTCACTGATATTAACTATTTTTCCAATATATGTTTCAATACTCATGTTAAGAGTAATAATGGCTGTAGGATAACTTGAAACAATATCCAAATCGCACACCCAATCATAAAGACCCCTCAAGGGTTCCTTGACGAATGCTCCTTCATACCCTTCCTGTGATCCACCATATAAATGAGGTGCGCACATTTTCCTTCGTCTCAAATATTTAAGTAGCAATCCCTCCAATAGAGTAGTTAATGTCTGATAGAATTTCATTGGCACACAAGTCAATAGTGAAAGAGTTTGGATTTGTTTGATATATCCTAATTTATCTTCCAGTTGATAAACACGAAGAGCATCAATGATGTTATATGTAACGAACATATCCCAGTTTTCAACTGAAAGCTGTTGAAGATCATTATATTGAGAATAATCCAATTTTCCCTTGTCTATTTCATATTTGGCGACAAAATCAAGACTATATGACATCAATTTGTGTGGTGAATACCATTTATAAATCTCCATATAGTCCAGAATACTAACACCAGCTATATCTATATTGTATATTCCTTCTCTACTCCAGAAACGCACAATCCCTATAGGGCTGAGTTTATCATAAAGATTTGATTTATCACCAAAGAGGTTTATCACTCTATTGATAATATAGGGAATATCATATTGAGAAATGTTCCAACCTGATATAACATCCGGTTGTGTCTTGTGAATATAATTAAGGAATGTTATCAGTAGATTCCCTTCATCAGAACATTGTATATAATTGATGAAGTTCTCTTTGGAATACTTACCATTATAGGGTTTCAAACCGAATACTGTCGTCTTGTTTTTGGAATCATCATAACATGAGATTAACACTATAGGACAGTCAGCATTCTCTGGTTTCCAGCCATTTATATTTGAAGGATCATCAATGAACACTTCAATATCAAGATATATTGATTTCAACTTAGGAGGAATTATATCAGTATCCTGAATATTGTAATATCTATCTACAAGAAACTGTATCTCCGGCCTGACTTTATTTTCAAATATTATCTGTCCATTCCTATCGTTAAATTCATAGTATTCATAGTATGAATTGAATGTTTTCTTAACTACAGGATCTCCAGAAATTGTTGTTATATCACCACTATTTGACCTAATAAAAACATAGGGAACCCAATCAATGGTGGTATATAGATTTTCACCATTGATTTGTTCCCATAGGTATATTTTACTCTTCTTTGTATCGAAGAAACAATTACGAAACATCATTCACAACCTTTCACGTTGTTTTAATTTAATATAACACAATATGCTGGTTTTGTAAAGGCTGTTAAACAACATCAAATATGATATTATATGTATTCCACAATAACTCCTTAAAAGCCTTCTCACGATCACCATTTACAGCGTTTAGAATTTCTTTATCCCTTCCAATATCTACAAATAATAGAATGGTGAAATCATAATACTGACTATAAACAATGGTTTGTCCAATACCTTCACGAAGAGATTTACCATCATCACCCCTCTTGATTTCAATAGCTATTCTTGTATTTTTGTCAAATTCTAAAACCATATCAGGGCGATGCCATGTTCCAAACAATGAGATATTCTTAACGGTGGTCTTTTTATTGCCTTCCCACAGAAGATTTTTCTTTGCTTTTTCTGAGCATGTATCTGGTTTATACTTATAGATGTCTTCATATAGTTTTGCAATTTCTCTGATTAAGTAAGGATACATCTGAGCTTTAATGTAATCTTCATTCTTATTCTGATACTTGATTACATTAAATACATCAGGTGTTTTCAAAGCATCTACCAATCTACTAATAATCTTAATACTTTTTGCTGTTTTACTTCGTGCCATTTTTCCCCCCTATACTATTTTAATCTTATCGGAAAATTTTTGTTATTAGTAATATATCCTTTTAAGTTTCTTATTTTCAAAAACAAATACCATTTCTGATGAATATACCGAAAGTTCGCTGTATTTTCCCTTGATACAAAAATAGAAACAATTTAGTGCTCCCTCTTCGTTTGTAGGATATAATATATAGACGTCATCCTCATCAGTCCAATGTTGCCCATAAACTAATTCTTTACCTAACGTCTTTTCATTTCCTCCCTATTTTCTATTCTATTTTTCGAAGTTCATCAATAACATCACCAAACATCCATATAACATTTTTATATTCTCTCACAACGTCATTATAGATGTTATGACTATACCATCCCCTTTCATATCCGAAAATAGAACAAAAGTCACTATAAGTGCCGACGTCATATTTTGTGAGATGTGCCAAAACTTGATATGGTGTTGGTATTTGTCCGTCACTGCATTTTAATGCTTGGGTGTATGAAAATATCCACTTTTTACCATCACGTTCTATAATAATTTTATATATGTTTCTGGGTATATTATCACTGAAATAGGGAACTATTCGAGATGTCTGATATTCTGCAGTGATTTTTGTTCCAGTCCGTTGTAAAAAATCCTGTGTTAGTCTTTTATAATCAATAGAATTCATCATAAACAGTATATTATAGCGGCCTTGAATTTTTCCAGAAAGACTCCAATCTGGTAATTTTTCTTTCCAGTTTTTCTATAGTGGATTTAAGTGTTTTGATCTCTTCTTCCTGAGAGGATGCACATGAATAACAAACCACTTTATAGTCTGATCCACAACGATTATTACATTTATCACAATATATTTTTACCATATCATCTTCCTACATCATCAAGATATTTTTCTTTTGTTTCTTTCCATGATAGATTGATAATATCATCATAATATAATATATTCTTATTATATCTATTATCCTCCAATAGCCTCTTTAATCTTGGTGCTGCATACCTCTCTTTCCACAAAGTTGTAATTGCCTCAACACTATTGTCAAAAGCCTTATTCCCAAGTTTATCTGTCTTATTACAAAGGAAATCCCTTGTATTATCATATAAACAGGCAAAATAGACACCACGTGTAAAATTACTTGAATAACGCTTAATCTTGAGATTTGACATAGCGAATGTAACTATTCGCATCTTAGGATGAGAAACATTATCAAATTTTTTGATTATAGTTGGATAATTTTCTTTCATCCATTCCCTTATCTTCTTATATGTCAAGTCAGATGGCTCAATTTGAACTTCACCAGTTGTTGGATCACACTTATGCCAGTATTTTAGTCTTGTATATTGACTCATACCCTTTGAATTATTGAAAAGGCTGGTGGTGGTGATGCCAGCTAATTTTTCTTTATAGGTGTTATTCCATGCATTTTCAACAACATTAGAAATTGTTAGTAGGGCAACTAACTTTCCACCCATATAATTATATCCAAGAGGTTGTGTTGGGATTATAGAACTACCCATTGCAGTATGTTTGAGCTTACCATGTTTTATTTTATTCTCTGTAGTCCAACCAATATACCTATCTCTACCACCAACAGCAATAAAATCACTACCAATACTAATAATTCCGAGATACCTACCTGTTACTTCATCTGAAACAATAAATCTCTTGTTTCTTCCAGGATTAGCATTCCAATGAGCTGTTGAGCACATTACTCTAAGAGTATTCCAGATGTCTGATAGTTTTTTATCATCAACAAGAATGACTTTTGGTTGTAACTTTAGATAATCTTCAGGAGCGTCTGGAATCCATAGATTTTCCTTGCATTTGTATATGAGATCAAGTTTATATGCATCCCACTCTTTGAAATGAATTTCCTGCCATTTTCTATATAGGGTATATTCTTCTACAGACATTTTTGATAGTTTTTCAAACTCATCAATAATTATGTCTCTAATTTCATTATCTGTCATCATGATTGCCTCATTCTTTGATATTTCTAATAGACATTATTTCTGGATTGATCTTACTTCTGGCTTTACCAATCTTATATCCAAACCCGGATAGATTACCAAGCCCATGTCCAGACAAAACAGTATTCACAATCATGCTCATAACTACTTCTCTTGAAGGATCACGATGTTTTAGGTATTCACGTATATAATTGATACGTCTGGCAAGGGTAGCATTCTTCTTCCATGACAATGTTTCCTCAGCAAGATTACATGACTCTAAAAGCCATTCAATCATAGCTTCCCTGGACATGTAATTCAGCTTTTCCATGCAAACTTCAACAATACTGCCAAGGGCGCCGGACTGTTTTGTTCTGCCCCACAAAACGCCATTTACCACAACTTCAATGTCTTCCATGGTCCAATCCCTTTATAGTTTTGAAAATATAGTCATACCTTCTTTAAGAAGTTTTAAACCTCTACCACTACTGTCATATATGGTATATGCTGGATGAACAGTTCTAACATAGGTAATACCATCTCTAACAGTTATTGAGCCATTATTACGAATAATATCACAATTATCTACATTAAGTAAACTTGCCGCTGCATATCCACCAAGTAAAAGCACTTTATGCGGCTTCAATACTCTAAAGTATTTTTCAATCCAGAATTTACATGCCGCCATCTGATTTGGTTTGGGTTTACCATTTTTCCCATCCAACATTGGACGACAATTAACACTATTCAAGATAAGAAAATTTTCGCGTGAAAGATCCAATTCACTGATAATATCCATTAGAATTTTTCCAGCTTTACCACAGAATGGTGTATTTTCATCAACCTCATTTTTACCAGGTGCTTCACCAACAATGGCAATATTGGAATATAATGGTGTCCAATAGGGTTTTGCTGATCCATTTACATATAAATCGCAGCGGGTACATTTTACAATATTCTTATCTAATAATTCTAAAGCTTCTAAAACTTTATCTGTCATCATCCTGTGCTTCCGAACCCCCCCTCTCCTCGTTCTGTTTTGAGATGAATCGTTCCCTCTTTTAATTCAATATCTGGAATCTTCTGAATTACCATCTGAGCTATACGATCACCTTTCTTTAGAATAATCTTCTTAGCACCAAGATTATACATAATAACGACTATATGTCCCCTATATGTGCTATCAATAGTTCCAGGAGAGTTAAGAACAAACAACTTTTTCTTAGCTGCAAGTCCAGATCTACTTCTTATTTGCGCTTCATATCCAGGCTCAAGCTCAATTCTTACATAAGTATTGACCATCTGAATGTCATTGGGCCATATACAAACATCCTCTGGTGTGTATAGATCAAATCCTGCATCAGATGGATGCGCCTTCTTAGGTATAACTGCATCAGCATGATCTAATTGGACTGTAAAACACTTACTCATACTTTCCTCCCAATATCTTTGATATTCTTTTCTCAGACATTTCAATATATTCCTTTTTTATTTCAATACCAATATAATCAACACCATGTTGGATAGCAACAACTCCTGTAGTTCCAGAACCATTGAATGGATCAAGAACAATACACGGTTTAATTATTGAGCAATTACACTTACAAGTCTTCTCCCATCCAATAGTTTTAGTAACTGGTATTTCAACCAAATTTCCATTAGGTAGTTCAATTTTATCGTTGGTTTTTTCAAGTTTTCTTACATAAGGTGAACCGCAATTAGCACATCTTCCCTTTTCAGATGTTCCCGCAAGAATCATTGGTCTAATCAATTCTTCTGGAAATGTAGCGAAATGATATCCCTTAAATCCTTGTGGTAAAACATCCCAAACAGTTCTTTTGTTTCTATAACCATCATATATAGCATATTCTTGTGGTCTTGAATTAACACCATTGGTTGATGATCGTTTCTTTGAACCCTTACCACCTTTACTTCCAGCTGGGCATACAGCCTTTTCTCTGATAGCAAAATAATCATAAAAATATTTTGCTGATTTTGTCAATAAAAATATATATTCATGTCCTTTTGTAGGTCTATCAGTAACACTTTCAGGCATCACACGACGTTTATTCCAAATAATATCAGATCGTAACCACCAACCATCTGCCTGTAAAGCAAGTGCCGTTCTCCAAGGAATACCCATAAGATCTTTGTTTTTTAATCCACCAGTGGGTTTAACAGATGGTCCAAATCGTTCTTTATGTTTAGATGGCTTTCCAAATTCAGTATGTTGTTTTTGATATTCTGGATTATTTCCAGCTTTACCACTTCCAGCATAACTATCACCAATATTCAACCACAATGTGCCATCACGTCTTAGAACCCGTTTAACTTCACTAAACACTTGTCTTAAATGACATATATAACATTTACCACAATTATTGCCAGTAGCCCAACCTAAACAGTCATGTAAAGGTTCAATGCCTATTTGTCCATCTATACCATAGTTTCGTAACAAATAATATGGCGGACTTGTAATGCAACACTGAACACTTTCGTCTGGCAATGTTTTCAATACGGTATATGCGTCACCATGTAGTATCTTTATTCTTTCTGCTTTATTATCACTATACTCCATATAAAAACCATTATCTCCGTCGTCCCCTATGCTCTGGTTCAGGTTGAGAAGCTACAGAACGTTCATCACCAGTTTCTTGAGCATCACTCAACCACAAATCAAGTTCTGTGGTGTCGTAAATACCAAGAGTTCTGGAATCATAATACATCTTTATTATTTCTCCAACTCTACCACCTAATCTGTTTTTAGATATTTTAATTGAAATTTCAGATTCATATACACGAGAATCCTCATCATCACCAATAATAGCTAAAAAGTCAGCTGTAGCTGCAAGTGCAATAGATTCAGAAATGAATGTAAAATCAAGATCCCTCAGATCAATTCTCATACCTTCACGATTAAGCTGTGTTACTGAAACAACAGGACAATTAAACTCAAATGATAGTGCTCTCAATTCTTCTGATATTTTCTTAACATCTGTATAGAGATCACCTTTTGATGCATATGAGGGTTTCATTAGGTTTATATAATCAACATATATGATATTAACAGGAATATTCCTCAATATCAATTCTCTCAGCCAATTTCGTATGTCTAATACTGTTGCTGCCCCTGTGGGAAATTGCTTGATCATCAGTTTACCCAAGTTAGGCATATTACTAATCTCTTTCAATTTTTTTAACAAGTGTGCTTTTAACTGATTTGTAATATAAATTCTATTGATATCTCTTTTTGAGAAGAGAGCATCAAAACGTTGTGCAAACATATCCTCCGACATTTCCATAGAAGCTATTGCACAATTATACCCAGATAATACCTGTCTGCTCACCATATTTGCCATCAAAGCTGACTTAAATCCATGTATTGCAGCTCCAAATATGGAAAGGGTATAGGGGGGAAACCCACCGAAGGTATATTCATCTAAAATAGGATATAACGTAGGAACCCTTTCATGTAGAGTGCTAAACATCCTTCTCAGGCGTTCACTAATAGTAGCAAAATAATCAAGTCCCAAATCAACTTTCAGATCCTTTGCCAATGCATTGTCTATTAGGTTCCTTACTTGAGCACGCTCTGATCCTTTATTAATAATATCTACTGATTTTAATATGGCATTTTTTAGAGCTTGATCTTTTAGATATTGATTTGTCTTATCAAGCAGATATTGATAGCTGGAAGCCAAATCAAAATCCAAGCTCTCAATCTCGTCCAGTTCGGTTTGTATATTACTATCATCATTGTTCTGTAAAATCGCTTTCTGTGGGATATTTAGATAGATCTTGTAATAATCAACAATTAAAGAATAGATTTTCGCTAACGTTGGATCATCAAAATACTCTGGCAATAGAACATTACATACCATTGCTAGAAATGTTTGATCTTTTAGACAAGCTTTTATTATGAGTCGTTGTAATACTGTCTGATCCATAATTATTGACCTTCATATTTTCTGCAATATATTACATCAACTCGATGAGATTGTTTACATTTGTTTTTACATGTATTACATAGGGGATTCTTCTGAGCCCAAAAACGCTTTTCCCAACTCTTTATAGATTCATCAAGTTTGGATTCTCCAGACTCAGTAAGGATATAAAGACTTTTACATTTTAGTTTTGATAATATATCATTAGTATTGACATCAATCTTGTGATCTTTAACAAAGGACTTCAAGGTGACTGTATTTTCTCTTACATCCCCGAGTTTCTTAATTTGTTTCTTTTTGGTGAGATTACCAGACTTGGATATTTCAGCAATATACCATTTTCCATCTACATTAGCTACAACTTTCGTTCCTATCTCAAGCATGTCATCCTCCAATTCATTTTTTTGATAGAATATCATATCTCCACTGTTTTGTCAATATAATTTACAATTCCTACTATTTGTGATAAATAATTAGTTATGGATCGAGATGAAGTTATCAAAAAGCTATATGAAGAGCATCCTATAGATAAGATTGTTGAGTTTAATGAGCTCGACATATCGGATAAACTTACAAAAAATGCTCAATATCTAACAATATATACAGAACATTTCAATAGAGAAAAAGCTGTATTAGAGCAACTTATTGCTATTAAAGATAAAATAATAGGAGAGCGATATGATCATTATCGCTTTAACTTTGATAAAGAACTAAAACCTTCAGAAATAGAAAAATACTATCTACCAAAAGATCAAAAGATATTGAAAATCAATCAAATGATTCAACAACAACAATGGCGTGTTGATTTCTTTGGATTATGCGTAAAAGCTATAGAAAAAATGCAATGGAATATGAAGACATATCTCGATTCTCTTAAAATATGAGCACATTAAATATAAAATCATATAAAAAACTCTATATACAACTTGTAAGTGATGAATATGGTGTTCTTCAAAAGGTTAAAGAACATTTCACAACCTATAAGGAAGGATTTTTATACTCACCGAAATACAAATCCGGCCTTTGGGATGGAACCATAACAGTATTTAATTGGGCTCATAAGACTTTACCCTATGGTCTATTACTTGAAACAATTAAATTCATCAAAAAAGAATATCCGAATACAAGGATAATAGTAGATGATGATGTCACAGCAATGTTCAAGGGTGTGGAAATTCCATATAAATATGATCTGAGCCTAAAACCACGTGAATATCAAAGAGACTGTATAGAATCCTGTTTAAGATATTCTAAGGGGATCATAGTCTCCAGCACTGCTTCTGGTAAATCACTTCTTATTGCCTACATTATTAAACATCTTCTTGATAATAAAATATGTAAAAAAGCACTAATTATTGTTCCAACCATACAGCTAGTTTCGCAATTCTATTCAGATCTCAATGATTATGGATTGGGTGATTATACTATTGGTGTTGTGTGGTCTAAGGTAAAGGAATGGGATAAATCAATCACAATATCAACATGGCAGTCACTATCAAATCACCATGAAATGTTATCAATTTTCGATTGTGTTATCTGTGATGAGACCCATCTATCACGAGCAAGAGAGATTATGACGATTTTAAGAAAAGCAACAAATGCTTTCTATAGACTTGGATTTACCGGAACCATGCCGACTTCTATACTTGATAATTGGAATATAAAGAGTTTCTTAGGTCCCATCATAAGAGAATATGGTCCGGGTCAATTATCACAACTTGGATTTGTCTCTAAATGCAATGTTCATATTTACAATATCAAATATCCTGATGAATTTTCAGGTAGTTATTCGGAAGTTCAGGATATGGTGTTTTCAAATAGATTTAGATTGGCAACTATACGTAATATGATAGAAGAGTGTGATAATAGTGTTTTGATATTAGTAGGTAAAGTTGATAAAGAAGGTAAAGTCTTACAATCGTATCTATCAGAACATTTAAGTGATAGAGAAGTTTTTTTTATATGGGGTGATACGCCTGTAAAGGAGAGAGAATACTGGCGAAAAGAGATGGAGAATAGAAGAAATATCGTATTGATTGCTACATATCAGATTTTCGCGACTGGAATTAATATTCCATCTCTAAAATATCTTATACTTGCATCTCCATATAAATCAAAAATCAGAGTTTTACAAAGTATCGGTAGAACGCTGAGATTGCACGCTGAAAAATTAAATGGATCCCATGTTTATGATATTATAGATCATACAAAATACTTTTTAGATCATGGAACTAAGAGAGCTCAATACTATTCATCGGAAGGGTTTAACATTATTGAGACTGATCTGACAGCCACCAATCTTCAGGAATGTAGTTTCTGATAGCAGTAATAGCTGCATTTACACTTTTTGAGGTTTCTTCATCATAAACATAGATATAGTCTTTTATTATCCTACCTCTTGCATTCATTGGATGTTCAAGAAGTCTTTCCTCATCAAATTCAATACCGAGTTTTGATTGAAAATACTGTAAAATAACCCTATGTGTTAATTTGTTGAATGGTCCTCTTATAGGAAATTTTCCAAGATAGTTGTCATTCAAATAAGTATCACCATCTGCTTTTGTCCAAATAAGCCCAATCTTTTTAGGGATTTTCATATAATACCATATAATAATATCATCAGATACTACCGATTTAACAAGTCCCCGACCTGCATATATTCCAGTCTTAATAATCCATTCAAGAAGCCTACCCATATTTAATAAGATCCAATAAATTTGCTGTGTATTTAGTATTTATAAGATAATACTCTTTACAGTTAAATGATATTTCAGACTTTTCTCTCATACCCATTTTTAGATCATCATTTTGATATAGGTCAACAATACTTTTCGTGGTATGAGCATCTAAATGATATTTGTTAAACCATTCATCAAATGACATTCTTCTAAATGTAAAAGTAAAATAATCACCTTCTTTTATAGACTTATATGGCCTAATCGCTTTTACCGTATATTCTCCCTCTTTCTCTGGTGGTTCAAGGTCTGTAAGATAGAATATATCTTTGTAATCAACCCTTTCACCATCGATAGTATATATGTTCAACATTCCTTTTGCACGTTCTTTTTCATATATCTCTTCTAATTCACCCTCAGCAAACAACTTATGATACATAACCCATACATATATATCAGTAACATTATAGCTAAATACGTATTCATATTTTCCAATGGGGAAAAATATATAACAATAATTTCCATAGTTTTCAGCTGTTTTATAATTAGCACTTACAAACACACCATTTCTTACTTTCCAGCCAAATTTCCTTTCAAACCAATAGTTGAGTTCATCATGTATAATCCTTTTTGTATCTAATGGATTTCTATTATCAAGTCTTGATTTGAAAATATGATAATCAGTAATTAACCTATTTGATCCTCTATATAATAAACGACCAATGGGACGGATTTCTTTTATGAATGGCTTACACTTTGAAGGAAGTTCGCTTCTAAGCTGCTTCCATTGATCATCATTTTCTATAATATATTTTATAAATTTACTCATTTAGTATTTCCAAGATCAATTCATCATATTTCAAATTTATCATAAAATATCTATCACACTTAAAGGAGATTTCATTGCCTGACAAAATTGCTTCTTCGAGACCTTCTTTACGATAGAGATTAACAATCATCTCTGGAAGATAAACATTGCTATACTTAGTTTTCCACCATTCATCAAATGGTAGATCCTTAACAATAACATTGATAATAGAACCAGCTATTATATTTGAAAGGCCTTTTTTTGCTTCTAATGTATATGCACCCTCCTCTTTTGGCGGTTCCTTATCCAAGACAAACATCATTGTAGCATAACTTTGAACCTTGCCATTAACTATATATATAAGTCGTTCATTCTTATCTCTATACAGTTGTTTAAGCTCTTCTATTGTAAATATCGCTCCCCTAAAACCGAACAAATCATCAATTTTGGAGCTCCAAACGTATTCATACTTACCCATGGGAAAAAAGATATAAACATTTCCACCATATGTTTTTGCAGATCTTATATCAGATGTAACAAACACACCATTTCTTACTTTCCAGCCAAATTTCCTTTCAAACCAATAGTTGAGTTCATCATGTAGATGTTTATTGATGTCTTTAGGTTTTCTCCCATCTAAATGGGAATTAAACACCTTAAATTCTGATTCAATCGCTCTTGATAATCCACGATATAGTAATTTATTAGAACCCCTCATATCATTTATGAATGGCTTACAATTAAGAAGAAGGAGATCTTTTAGCAATTTGGTTTCTTCTGATTCTGCAAGATATTTCGCAAATTTACTCATTTTTAAGCATATCCAATATCAGATTTTTATAATTCATATTTATCAGATAATACCTGTCACACTTAAAGGAGATTTCATAACCAGATAAAATGGCTTCTTTTACTTGCCCACTATAATAATTGTTAACAATGGTATCTGGAAAATAAGCGCCACTATAATTTTTTTCCAGCCATTCGTCAAATGATTGTTTTTTAACAACAATACTGATTGTAGAGTTAAGTTTAAGATCAGCGAAACTGCGTTTTACTTTAAATTTATATTTGCCTTCTTTTGTTGGGGGGTCTAAACCCAAGATATATGAAACAGAGTCATAACCATAAACTTTATTATTGATTATATATTCTAGTCTTAAATTCTTGACATTATAATATATTTCTTCCAGTTCCTCCATAGTATATAACATACCGTTAGCTCTAAGAGCATATAAATCATCAACATAAGGAACGCATTCATAATTGCCTATGGGAAAGAAAATATATGTATTTTTATGGTAACTTTTTATATCATCGTAATCTGATGATGCAAATACTCCATTTCTCACTGCCCATCCAAAACGACGTTCAAACTCATCATTGAGCTCGTCATGCATCTGTCTATCTGTATCTTTGGGAATTCTATCCATTAAATGAGATCTAATTATCTGATATGATTCAATTATTCGTGGTGATGATCTGTATAATAGTTTATTAACGCCTTTAATATCTTTTATAAATAACTTACAATTTGAAAGAAGACCGTTTCGTAACTTTTCCCATTGATCATCATCAATATATTTCATGAGCCTACTCATTTGTTAATTACTCCCAATATAAATTCCTTATATTTTGAATCTACAAGATAATACTTATTACAATTAAATGATATTTCATTATTAGATGAAATTGCTTCTTTCAAACTTTTATCTATAAATGTATCCACTACTTCATCAACTGTCATTGTTTTATCATAATACTTCATTCTCCATTTATCGAAATCAATAGATCTTTTGACATTATAGCTAACTTTATCACCAATATTGAAATTTAATATCGGTGTTTTTATGATACCTATATATTTTCCTGGTTTCGTAGAAACTTTACCTTCTATCATCTTTAACATATCATCTAATGAAAAAGGACCATTGTTTTCTATAGAATATACTAATAAATATGTAGCTTCTTTATATTTATTTTCTAAGTATTCTCGTCTGACTATATTATGTTTAATATTAAAGAAAAGTATATCATACACACTTGGAGACCAGACGTATTTATAATTTCCAACAGGGAGGAATATATAGGGTAATCCATATCCGCCAGCAATACTTTTCAATGATACTGCAAAAACACCATTTCTAACCTTCCAACCAAATTTTTTAACAAATTCATTATTCAAATCATTATGAAGATCGACATTAAGATCTCTTGGTCTTCTATCATCAATTCTTGAATTAAATATAGCATAATCATTGACAAATTTCATTGTTCCACGGTATAATAAAGATTTTGTTCCACGGATTTCATCAATGAATTTTTTACAATCTCTTGACAAAATATCGTTCAGTTCATCTTCTACTCTTTTCATTATAGTTCCGCCAAAATATCATCGGAATACTCTCTATCTATTAGATAATACTTATCACAATTAAATGAAATCTCATTTCTACCAGCTTTTTTTAGATCTTTATTAGTATATGTATCAACTATATTTTTAATATCTTTAGTTGAGACTATATTACGATTCTTACACCAAATATCAAATGGAACATCTTCAACTTCTACTGTTACTGTATCGCCTTTATATAGGTTAAGTGATGGCATGCCATTTACAACAATAGCCTTATATTTTCCAGCTTTAGTAACATCTTCTATCGTTGATATCGCTGTCGGGATTATTTTCCTACCCTTTACGTAGAACTCAAATCTTCCTCCAAAACCTTCATCATACCACTTTTTAGCAACATTATAAGTAATGATACCATGACTATATAGGTCAGATATTTTTTTACTCCATGCATATTCATAATCCCCTATTGGAAGGAAAATGTATGCTGTTCCATAGACATGTATATTATCAATATCAAATGTAGCGAATACCCCATTTCTTACATTCCAGCCAAATTTCTTCTTAAACCAATAATTCAATTCATTATGTATATCAACCGGTGTATCAAGTGGCTTACGATCTGAAAGTCTTGAAGTTTTAATATCATAAACAAATATTTTACTATTAATAGCGCGATATAATAATTCATCGCTACCACGTAATTCATGCAAGATTTTAGAGCAGTCTTTAAAGATGTTTTTCTTTACATTATTCCATATTTCAGATTTGTTTACTAAAAATTGGTCAAATCTACTCATATTTCTTTATAATTTTAATTAGTTCATTTTCATATATTGGATGAATCAAGTAATACTCATCACATTTGAATGATATTTCATGTCGAGATTTAACAGCTTTATTAAGATCATAGTCTATATATTCATCAACTATTTCATTTGGAAAATATACTTTATATCTTCTTCTATATGTTTCAACCCACTCTTCAAATGTAGGCTCACAAACATAAACAGTAGCATACTCACCATTCTTCAGTCCAAAATTAGGAAAAAATTGAGACCCTACAACTTTGAGTTCTTTAGGAGGCTTGTTTACCATTACACGTATATCGTTAGTTTCTAAGCCGAACAAACGAGTAACAATAATATAATCAGCCCAAGCATCATTAACTGTATAAATCATATCAGTCAATGGCTTCTTTGTTGAATCATACATTTTTTTCATCATTTTTTGTGAGAATAGTTTATTGCATTGTTGAAATCTATACAAATCATTCACTACTGGAGACCAAACATATTCAAATTTTCCAACAGGTATAAATATGTAACAATAATCCCCAAAATACGAAGATAGTGTATAACTACTACTGGCAAATACACCATTTCTTACATTCCAACCAAACTTTCTTCTGAAGTAAAAATTCAGCTCATCATGTAGATCGGAATTCGTATCTCTTGGAATTCTATCATTTAATCTTGATGTTTTCTTTTTAAAACTAGAAACATGGTCATTAGATCCACGATATAAAACACTGCCAGGCTTACTAATAAAAAATGGCTTACAATCCGTTTCTATAACACTTATTGATGTTTCCGAAATAAATCCCCTCAATCTAGCCATTAAGCATTTCCTTTATCATATCTGCATAAGCTGTTTTTACTAAGTAATATTCATTACATCTGAATGAAATCTCATTTTTGGAATTGATTGCATCACGTAAATCATCATCTTTATACAATTCGATAATATCTTCAGGATAATATACATCACCAACCATTGATTCATATTCGTAAAGCCACTCATCAAAAGTCATTTTTTCAATAGTAGCTAAAACTTCATCACCAGGTCTAATATCTAATTTCAAATAATTGTTAACAGCCTTAAATTTATCATTACATCCACTATACCGTAGTTTTTCCAATTCAATATATCTCGTCAAACCTAATATGTACATAAAATCTTCTTCAGGTACTTCCACACCATCAATTTTATATATAAACGGATCTTCTTCCGTGTACATATAATGTAGATCTTCCATACTCTTTAATCGACCATTATCAATTAAATCATATATATCTTTTATTTCTGGAGACCAAACAAATTCAAAATCTCCAATAGGTAAGAATATATAACAATAGTCTCCAAATCCCTTAGATAACTTATAATCACTACTGGTAAATACGCCATTTCTTACATTCCAACCAAACTTTCTTCTGAAGTAAAAATTCAACTCATTATGTAATCCCCTACTAGTATCTTTTGGTCGTCTATCATCTAATCTTGACGTAACCCGTTGATACATTGGTGTATACTTTTGAGTGCCCCTATATAAGATATCATCACTTCTACTTTGCCTATACTCCTTGATAAACGGTATGCAATTTCTTTTAATCTCATTTATCATTGGAGACTTTAGTTCACCCTCTATCAATAAATCATTTATCTTTTTTATTATCATCCTAATCTTCCTCTACCATAATTATAATCTCTACGGTATTTCGATTATAATTATCTATGAATTTATATCCATAATCATCACACAGATCAATAATATAGTTTATTACTTCTATAAAATCCATAGATAAAATAAATGTAAGTTTATTATTTTTCCATTTAACAATTACTTCCTGATTATCTATTGGATATATGTCCATCTTTATCAAGCCATTACGTGGGTGCTCAAAATAACCAATTATTTGTTTTTTAATCTTGCTATTCAATTTAACACTCTCAAATAGCATTTCTTCTATTTTATTATTATTATTATTTACATATTCCTTAAATTTCATGCAGACCTACCTCCTCTATAAAATTGAGATAGCATACTCTCAAGTTCTGATAAGGTATAAACATTTGGAATAAGATATTTGTAATTATTCTTACGCATATATTCCAATAATTCAATGCCTATCGGATTTCTAACTGGTGAGTCATAAAAATAATTCATTTTTACAAAAACGCGTAGCAGAACTTCATCAGTTAAAATATCATCTGAATTATTGTTGACTTCAATGAAAAGATTAAATTTTGATCTTAGATATGGTTTTGATTTCTGTAAATATTCATAGGCACTTATTATTTCTTCATCATCAACCACTCTCTGGCGCCTTTTGTTTCTTTCAAGAGCTACATTGAGATCACAATTAACAAATATCATAGCTGTATCATATCCGATATTTTCAAGTATATTAGCTCTTTGAATGGTTCTTTGATATTTCTTTGATGTGCAATCAATGGCAAGTGGTAAAAGACTATTTACATATTGGATAAGTTGTTTAATTGTTTGTCTTTTTGCTTTATCGAAATATAATTCTTCATATCCCTTACTATAATACTCTATGAATCTATCAACATTGACTATTCTCGGTTCTATTCGGCCAGATTTTACCTTAGATAGAGTATATGTCTTTCCAGAACCTCCAAATCCAGCCATAAAAACAGCTTTTAGAATGCCTCTATCAAGAATAGATTCATTGAGTTCATAATCTCTAAGATCATTGAAAAATCTTGACATATCTTCACCCTCGTATTATACGAAGTCCTTAATTATAGATGTTAGCTGACTTTTTGAGAATATTCCAGGAACCAGATATTTTAATTTTTGTTCTTTCATTCTATCTATTATTGCTCTTCCAATGGGGTTTTCTACTGGGCTGGTGAAAAACTGATAGGACTTCTTGAAAGCTGACATTATATCATTATTAGATATGATCCAATTATTATTATCAATTTCAAGATAGAAATCAAATTCTTCTCTATACTTCTTCTTTGAATCCTCCAAATCATTGAATAATTGGTCAAGAGCATCAAGAGATACTTTACGTTTCAAAATTTTGTTGCGTTTTTCTATTCTCTCTCTGGCCTTCTCCAAGGATACATTTATAACAACCATCCCACAATCATATCCAATTTTTTCCAACACTTGCCTACGCTTAATGGTTTGGAAATGCTTTGATGAAGTTCCATCTATAATAATTGGTAACAATCCATTTGCAAGCAAATATAATTCATTTCGAACTTGGCCTCGAGCTTTTTCATACACTTCAGTTCCATACAAATTTCCTTCTATATTAGAATGCTCAACATATTTGTCAACATTCACTATCCTTACATTTAAGGATCCAGATGTTATTTTCTTAAGTGTGGTACTTTTACCACTTCCAGGTATTCCGGCAAGAAATAATACCTTAAACAATACCTTATCATCAATGCTCTCTTTGATATAAACCATATTTACATTTCCCAAAAATATGTTAAAATGGGCTTATCCCAGGGGCGAGGGGAATATGCATTTTCCTTTTATTGTTATTTATATTGCAATGATGAATAAAATTTATTATCATAAATTATTTTGCCTTCAGATATTATGCGAATTTTATTTTTATTCAAAGATTTTGCAAATTCTATAATATCTTTCTTATCTATATTATGTTTCCAAGAATGGATAACATATTCATTATACATATCATCAAAATACTCAATTCTATAGTGTTTATTCATAATTCCTCCTTATACTGGCATAAAAATGGCTGACCCGGCTGGATTCGAACCAGCAACCTCCAGCTTCAAAGGCTGGCGCTCTACCAATTGCGCTACGAGTCAGTCTATAATTAGAAAATTATATATGAATTATCCTCATTTTTAACGGTGTTGTTATATTCTGATACAGCTTCAATAAGACTTGGCAGATATTTCTCTTTTATGATGAAGCCATAATTATCACCATCCTTGTCATATCCACGAACATAATAATAATCATTGGTAAACATAGCTGGTGATTTTGCACTGTGTAGAATAACACCATTAGTTGCTTGAAATATAGGATTACCGTTGTAAAAATCCACCCCTCTGAATTTCTGATATATAATCCAGACGGCACATAAATCATCAGTAACTTTATTTACACCAAATATCAAAGCCTTCTTTATCATTATACATTCTCCTTTATGGAGGCCAGATAGTATTGTTCCTTGGCTCCATTTTCTATGGATACTGCACCCATCATACTATCAGATACATTTACTGTAAATAGTTTCAATTCAAACTCATTATGATTACCGTTAATTAGTGTCATTGCATTGACAAAATTCTTATAGTTAAAACAAAGCTGCGTATCAGGGCTGTTTACATCTGTAATCTTCAGTTTGAGGCTATTTGAAAATACCTCTTCTCGATTTGTTGTCTCAATATATAGGACACCATCTTCAACGTTAAAATAAATTTTTCCAAATTTAGGCCCAATCTTCTTAATCTTGTTGTAAGAATCAATAAAATCATCATCAATGGGTAGTGTAACAAATGGCTTCATATTGACGATGGAATGATTGAATGTTGATACAGCCTTACTTACAGATAACATTATCCTAACGTTATGTTTATCTTTCTTGACAGTGATGAAATTATCGTTAGGTATAATTTCAATCTCATCTTCATCATCAAATAGATTAAGGAAGGGCATCAAATTTTGATTTGGCTGAACAAAATTGAACTCCATCTCACCCATTACATTGGAGAAAACATCATTGGGCAAATCAAGAATAACAACAGCTGAATAATCACGAGACACCATTTTTGAAGTAATTTTTTCATTATTAAACAGCATCTGTGTTGAGTCAAATGATAGATTCAACGTTGATTTCCTAACAATATTCTTAAATCCCTCTACTTTAGCTAACATTTTTTAACCTCCTATAATGACTGGCTTCGAATTTAGAAATTTCAAAATTAGTCTCTATATCCGAAGTATCTACCTTTTCTGAATTTTTCTTAGTCCATTTTATAAATCTTCTGCCTTTTGGAATCTTATAATAGAAGTAATTATACACTTGTTCATCTGGTGTTGTAAATAGGTGGTTATTCATATCATTGACAATTTCTATAAGTTGTGGATCATGACTTAACCATAAACACAACATATATGAACTTATCTTATCATTACTGTCGTATATGTTGCCTTTCTTATAGAAGAATGAATTGAGATAGTCGAATATATTTTTCATACGATATTTTCCTTAATCAGTCTCATAACAAAAGACATAAAGTTTATCTCTTTTATTGAGACAAAACCATCTCTATATAGATATTCACCTATTAGTATTATCGCATCGCCGATCTTGTTAAATTTACCAACATTTTCATATAGATAATTATATAGGCTGGAATAATCTACCATATTGCTTCTCAGTATTTCTCTTATCTGGTTAGCATCCTTCTTCAAGATAGATTCAAGAATTGACTGGTAAACATCATTTACATTGTAAACCTTTATATCACTAATTTTGCCATCAATAGCGTTCAATTGCAGGGTGTTTATTATGCCCCTAATATCAGGATACTTTAATTTTATCAATTCAACTAATGATTTTTTATCTGTTATCTTAACATTTTCATTTTTAAGGACTTTCAAACAAAAGTTAAATATATCAGTAGCCGGTGGGGAATTTAGATATATCAACTGACATCTACTCTTTAATTCAGGTATTACTTTGTGCTCGTAATTACATGCGAAAATAAACCGTGTCATCTCATGAACTTGTTCCATAAGATCACGAAGCATTGCCTGTGCAGGTATTGATAAATGATCATTTTCATTACAATACACAATTTTTATCGGGGTTGTTCCAAGTGTTGTAGCAAAACTCTTTATCTTTGTTCTTACATTATCAATAGAGGTTTCATCAGAACAATTTATTTTGATATAATTAGGTTTAACAGTGTTTAGCAGAATGTTTACGAACGTCCCCTTACCTACGCCCGGAGGACCTATCAACATAATGTTAGGAAGTTCTTTCATCACTTTTGAGAGCTTTTCACGGGTTGTCTTATTCAACACCATTTCATCAAGAGTTTTTGGCTCATTACGAAAGGTCCATATATTACTCATTTTTCAACTCCATATGAACGAATAATCTTAATAGCTTCGTCTTTATATTTACTAATTTCCTCGATATACCTTTCAGGTCCAATTTTAATAGCAGTTTCCACTTCAGAACCTAGATTGATAGTCTCAAGAAGGAACAAGGCATCGGCAATCTCACTCATTTTGTTATATGCTTCATCAAGGTTCCCATCAATATCGTGAATTGTAATTGATATTGTTGGTTTCATCGAATTGAAATTACCGAGATTGATTGTTGCTGATCTACCGATTGTCAGGTCAATTTTCATAATTATACCTCTTCACAGTTTTTCTTTATTATAGATCAAATTGCTGACATTGTAAATTTACAATTCAATCTTCCGATGATATAAATACGATATATGAAAACGATAATTGACAAAGCTATTATTAGAAAACTGATACGAATACCTCTTAGTAAAAGAGCACCTAAAATAATACCTTCAAAGAAGGTGTATAATAGAAAAAGAGAAAAAAGTATAAATCATGAGGAATATTGAATATGTTTGTTCAGGTTGTTGGCGAAGAGGGTTATGATTTTGCATTATATGGTCTTGGTCTGTCTTATGGTTTAACATCATCTTTGACATATAATCAATATATAAATAATAAGGAATTGAAAGATCGTTTAAGAAAGGTTGCTGCAAAATTATCATCAAAAGATGGTGGGCATAACAAATTTCTAGAACAAATCACTATTAATGTTATTGTGGATGCTCCAAGATACTGGTGGTCACAAATGGATACTTACAGAATTGGAATTTCGAAGAGTTCTGAAAGCACCATGCATACTATTATGAAAAATCCGTTTTCTGATAGTGATTTTGAAAAACTTCCAGATGATGGCCCTATATCTATTGAATTGATTGAACGATTAGAATATCTCCGTAAAAATAAAGACTTCAGACAATTAAAACGAGAATTACCAGAATCTTTTTTACAGAAAAGAGCTATAAAATTATCATATAAAACATTGAGAAACATAGTTCAGCAAAGACATAATCACAAACTTTCTGAATGGCAGATTTTTATTAGTGAAATGTTGAAACAAATTGAGCATCCTGAATATATAAAACATGAGATTGATTAGAAAAGAACAAAATTGGATTATAAATGGTTTACTATCATTATTATTTATTCTACTTCTGATCGTTTGGCTTTTTATTAGATGATAGATAAATCAGTATATGCTAAATTCAATCGTTTAGATGGCATGTTGAAGCCACCTAAAGATACAAGATTTTTCAATTCACTTCGTAAAGCTCCAAGGAAGATTTTATCTCAGATCGGTTTATTTGAATGGTCTGATGGTTTCTGGCTCTATCCTGTTGATTGGTATGGTAGTATTCCAGATCAATATCCAATAGTTACTATTGATGGTTTTGAAGAACCCTTTGAACATGGTTTATTTGATAAATATACAATTTGTGGATATTTGCCATTTGGATTTATTGATGATAGGAAATATAAAGACATGATAAAAACGATGATGCATGAAATTTTACTATCTTATCATGCTTAGATAACACTTTTCAATGCTTCCAAATATCTCTTTGTGGTATATCTTATATTAAGTTGTTCAGGTAGGATAACACGGGGTCTGTTTTTAGATATTGTCAACATAGCATTTACAATACCATCAAAAACATCTTTTGATAAAATATTCCAACTATCCCTGTAGTGTGGAACAGGATTAGTTGAATAATAATCACCATCACCATCTACTATAATACAACCATCAGTCATTTTGCACATTTCTGTTGCGCCACCACAGTTATTAGTAGTTATTACTGGGATACCATGTCCAATACATTCCACAACACTATTTGGACATGAATCCCTTTTACTCAAATGAATACTCATATCAAAAGACTTGAAATCAATATTTTTTCTATCCACCATACCATAATATATGATATTTTTATTAACTACTGGCTTATTGTCATGAAGAAGACCATATATATGTAAAAAACTGTTATTTACAATACTATTAAAAGCAAGAAATACATCAATTATTTCTTTGAGCCTTTTATGTCTTCTATGTTTACCTAAAACTATAATGTTTATTGATGATTTTGGTTCATAGGTATAATCTGGATCAATACCATTATATATTACAAATGCTTTATTTGTTCTTCTTTTAGATAATAATTTTTCACATAACATTTTACTATAATTAGATTGATATATTACAGCATCGGCTATTTGGTGTGATTTACTTATAGAGTCATTTCGCCGATTAAAGTCTGTATCACTATCATAATATATACCATCTATGCGTTGGACTTTTGGTAGTTTTGAATTTACTCCTATTCTAACAAATGATAACTGTACATCACAACCTATAGGTTTTTCAAAATAAAATCTATTATTTCCAATGAATGGTATCATTCTTTCTGTTAGGATATGAGTGCGACCATTATCAACAAATATTTTTAAGTTTTCTTCTTTCGATAGCATTACTATACATCCTATTTTTACTTTCAATTACTGCTTTTCTATATGATGGTGCCTGAAGTTTGAATGTTGAAGATATTGACCTATAATTTTTACGATGTAGGTATAATGGTATTGGTATATGAATTAAGCGACCTACCTCTTCTAATTTCAATATCAGATCTTTATCTACTGCTTTCAATAGAGTGTAATCAAGTCCAATGGTTTTATCATAGAATCTACGCTTAAACACCTTTAAGTGTGATACTATATATCCACTAGAATAGTATTTATCACCAATGAAATATCCTAAAAAACTCTTTCCATCAGGGATATCAGAGCAACGACGTAACGATGGATTTTTAAGGTTTTTATCACATTTATAAAAGTCAGAATATATAAGACTTGCATCTGGATACATTTTATGATAGTTTACCATTATCTCGAATGCACTATTATCTGAAAGAGCATCATCAGCATCCACTATGGCAACCAATTCACCAGTTCCCATTTCAATAGCATTTTTCAAGGCTGAACCATATCCATAGTTCTTATCGTGTGTATATAACTTTATTTTTCTAATGATTTTATATTGTCTGGCAAGATTTTTTACAATGTCAATAGTTGAATCAACATCATCACCACCGTCAATGACAACAACTATTTCCCAGTTTTTATATGTTTGTTTTACTATACTTATGATAGCTTCAGATATGTAATTATGGCAATTATAGCTTGCCATAGCAACGGATATTTTCGTATTATCCATTTCTTCCATTAATCAGTGTTTATAACTATTTATAGTAAATTATATTTTGTTTTATATGCAAGACCCTTCTTATTTCTATATTTAGATGCCTGCCTGGCAAGACCCATTTCTGTTGTTTCTTTTTTCTCTGTTTTATTGTGGCTGTGAACAACTACTACATGTTTCGGTAGTCCAACTGCTTTACATGCTTCAATAAATTCCGAGTTTGTTGTTGAAAATTGCTTATTAGTCATATAACCTCCTAATAGGAAATAGAAAAGAAGGTAATTCTTCCTCTCTCTTCTTTAACCATCATTGGTACGTTCAGGATATGGCTTTCGAATCCCCTTGATAGGTTCCATTGCCCGAACATCAGATGAGCTGTCTCTTATACCGAACGTATAAGACAATTACCTTCTTTTCTTTGTGTAATAACATTATTGGTGCCTGGAGTGGGAGTTGAACCCACACAATCATAAATGATCGAGGGATTTTAAGTCCCTTGTGTCTGCCAGTTCCACCATCCAGGCTTTAATTATACTATATCAAATAAATGCATATTTGTAAATGTTAATTTTTGAAGGGGAAGGATCAGCCCCCATATCATTAATGATATGGGGGCTGTATTAGAAGTGTTACTTTATTTCAATTCTCTTGTAGTTTTTGGATTGGGGTTTTATAACAATTTTCAGAACACCATCACTAAGATTTGCTTCTACATCTTCAGCTTTTGGCACATATATTCGTCGGAAAATTTCCTTAACCCCAACATATCTATCTTTTACATCACGCTTCCCCTTTATTGTAATAACACCATCTAAGAAATCCACAGTAATATCTTCCTTCTTAAATCCAGGAACAGCAAATTCATAAACAACATCACCATCATCATTTCGATACCATACATAATCAACAACATCTTGTTCGTCTAGAAGAAAATTAAGGATATTCATTGGAATCATATAGAGCACCTCCTGTTGGTTTTTTATTCAACCATAATATAATCACAATTTTATAAATGTCAAGAGCTTATTTCATAAGACGCTCAATACTGTATAAATCTTCAAAGGTATCAATTTCAAAAGATCGCCAGAAGGGCATTTCTATAGGCATTACTTTATCACCTACTCTACACTTTGATTTGAGGAATTGATCTCTTTTGATAATATAAAATGCCCCTGTTTCTATGAAATATCTATTAGTCCTTTCTTGTCTTATACCCCTGGATTTTGGATTATAATTTACTGGTGTTACAGTATTCTTTTCGAATTTCCAGAATAAAATATCCTTTTGTTCCATCCAGCACACCGACATTGCTGAATCATATAACAAAATGTTTCTTTTGAATTGACTTATAGCACCATTTAAGTCTTGAGCTGTTGTCATCGGACTTGTGCATTGAATAAGCACTAATATGTCATAATTAACATTATCAGTAAAATGCATCATAACATCTTCTATAGAAGCCCTATCATCAGCCAAACTACTCGGTCTATCAAGTATTTTAACATTAGGAATACTCTGAACATGATTTTTTATCTTATTATTTTCTGTTGAAACCCATGTCTCATCAATAACATCAGTCATAAGTGATGCCTCAATGGCATAATTTATCATAGGTTTACCATTGATTGTGAATAATGGTTTTACAGGTATTCCTTTACTGCCGCCCCTGACTGGAATAAGTGAACATATCTTCATATTGTTTTAACCTCTTTATGAATTTTTCCAATCTTTGCTCTTTTGAACCAAAAGAACTCTTATGTGCGCTCCAGAAAAAAGCATCATCACTACAAGTATGATCAATATATTTTCTTGAGAGCTGCTTCCATTTGATTAAATTTCCATTATATTTATTGTAAAACATAGCAAGACTTGGTTGATCTTTGTTGAAGAAATATGGTGGTTTTATTAGATAATTATTATATTCATTTAGAAAAATGAGAGCTTTTTCAGTTTTTCTTGCTCCAAGTATACCACCAGCAACCTTATTTTCACTGATTAAAAATCCTGCAATATCCCAATTTTCGTCATTATCAAATTCTACTAATGGCTTATTAAGCATCATATCTATGTCTGTCAAAATATAAATATCAGCATCATATTTTTCTATTGTTTCTATGAAGAATTTTATCTTGTGACAAATAATAACATCTGGATTTAAACTAGATATTGTATGGTGTATAATTGTTCTATTTTTCTTCATTTTATGATTTATCAAATGTAATATAGTATCAGCTTCCGGTTCAAAGATTTTTATAGATTTAAGCCATACTGGATACCATTTTAGATATTTTTCATCACAATAAGTTATCATCAATTTTTTCATATCGTTCTAAACCTGAAATGTATTTTTTGTTGTCTGATTGCATCTTACTGTTTATTTTATATACATTATTTGGATTTGAAGTATTATATACATACAAAATTTTATCAATATATTTTATTCTCTCCACACCAGCCATTTCAACCATTGGATACATTATAGCACGATCATATGTGCTCATAAGATATTTGCCTTTATTATCTCTAAATGATGAATTTTTTATCAGTTTGAACAATATAGCTTTGAATGTCTTTAGGTGTGTAAATACCCATGGTGATACCCTAAAATCTAAAGATGATAGTGTGGTCTCTACATCAGTAGCATTCGGCATTACTTCTTTGTTCAATGTTATATAAGAACCAAATGTTAGTAGTAAATTATTATCTTTTTTATATAGATCATTTATATATTCTAATACATATTTATCATACATCCAATCATCAAGATCGACAATAACAATAATTTCATCATCATATAACATGTTAGGCAACAAATAATTGACAGCATTTTTTAGCCATCCGAAATTTGACATATTTCTATAAACAATGCAATTATCACCTTTAATACTCATTATTTTTTTATATAACGCATCATCACAACTTGCATCATCAACAATTATATGTTTAAAGTCTTGAAAAGTTTGATTTTTTATACTGTCAATATGCTTCTCTATGCTACCAAGGCAATCTCTCCCGCATGAAAAAATAATCATCTATCCAACCTCTGATATGGTATTTTTTGCCTAATATACCTCGATGTTTTTTCTTGCTCTTTCCTGTGATTCTTTTCAACTTGATTTGGATTTATGTCATTATATACATATAGTGTCTTCGGTATAAAAATAATATGATTTGGTGCGGACATTTCAAGCATGGGTAATAACACTGCCTGATCATAAGCGTATTTGAAATACTCCCCATTTTCATCTCGCAAATCTTCATCTTTTAACTCTTTCCATAAAAAACCTTTGAAAGTCCTAAGATGTGTGAATGACCAGATAACCTTTCTAAAATTTGATGTTGTGAATGTAGTAAGATTATATGGGGGTATCCAACTACTATTAACACCATTACTTGCATACATCATTCTACTGTAGGTCATCCAACATTCTTTGAAATTATTGTAGGTGTTATTGACAATTTCTAATGCATTGGTAGTGTGCAGCCAATCATCAAGATCAACTATCACAACAATTTCCTCACCTGTAATGATATGAGGTGTTAGATATTTGATAGCATTTTTAATCCAGTATTGTCTTTTATTATTTCTACATAAAATATCATTGTCTGTTCCGTATTTCATAACTTCTTTAACGGTATTATCATCAGAGCAATCATCAACTATTATATGCTTGAAATTCTGAAAAGATTGTTTTCTGATAGATTCCATATGACTTTTTACAAATTTTTCACAATTCCTTCCACAACTAATAATAATAAATTGATTATTCATCTTCTTCCTCTCCAATTTCAATTTCCGTTAAAATTATATCATCAAAATTATAAGCTATAACTGGATTTGGAATAACTATATTATCAATAACTTGTTTTTCCTCAATAACTTGTTTTTCCTCAATAACTTGTTTTTTTCTTAAGATTGGTTCTACTATAATGATGGGTAAATTTGGTAATGGGAAGTCATTGAATGATGGTGGTATATTACTATAGTGATTATTATTATACTCTCTTATATTATATCTATGTTGAAAATGTTCTATTACATTACTATAAGTCCCGTGAACTGATACATCTAAAAGCGAATTTTTATAATTATCTCGTTTTAATACAATACAAAATAAATTATCTTCCCTTATCAGAAAAGATGTTCCTCTCTTGATTATACATCTTACTCTATACAGAAAATCATCATTAACGCGTGATAGTAATGGATGAATTATTACTATTAAAGATGATTTAGATCGGATTATTAAATTGTGTATGATTCTTGGTGTATATTGAATTAGATTCGCTTGATATATCGTATCACCTGGTTCTAATTGATATTTTAATGCTCCAACATCAAATATATTATTAACTATTATTGATAATTTCATTTCAGCTCGAATGCTTAACTGTAACAGATATTTCTGGTTCTAGACCTATGAAATATAGTATATGTTTAATAGATACAAATAATGATAAAATATGATTTATTATATTTTTTATACGTTTTGGTTCAAACAATAATTTTTCAGACAGATCATTAACAATCATACGAACCACAGACCAATAAGTATATTTACCAGCAGATCCAATACCTTTAACAGGCCTACTTGAGAATGATACATCAACATCAATTTTATTCATAAACATATTGATAATTCTATTGTTTATATGGCTAAAAATGATGTCATCATCTGATAGAAGTAATATATGGGTAGCTGATGCTTCCGAATCAGAACCAAACTTATATCTACCACACAAAACTTCTTGTATGAAATTTTTCTTAAACATTAAATTGATGGCAAAAGCGTGTTCAATATTTTCTCTGAGTTCTTTATGTATAATATCTGCTTCTCTTATGATGAGGTTTTCTTTTCTTGACTTACCAACAGTGCTATTAGAGATCTGATTATATGTTAGTTTTTCAATACTATCAATTATAATTTTTGAGAGTCTTGATTTAAGAATATCAGTATTATTAGCAGAACAATAGAAAAGAGCTAATAATTCATTCTTATTAGCATCCATTATCTGAAAATTGTTTTTGGATTTTACAGATATCTTTTTATCACCAATGATAATATCTGTCTTCGGTGCACTTTTTTTATTAGAATACACTGCCCATTCTGGTGTTACACTATACTTTTTTGAGCCAATATGTCGTGCTGGACCATCAACACCAACACTATGCAAATATCCAATAATTTTACTAATATTGTCAGGCACCTCTTCACCATTTATACCCCTGACTATTTCTTTTTCTATTTGTGTAGCTGTTAATGCTTTTACTATTGACATACTATTTCACCGTATCCTTCTCACCTGGTTGAACAAAAATGTTGTGTTTAGCTTGTTTGTCATATTCCCTATATCGTTGTGTTGTAGCATATCCATCAAAAGACCACGATACACGATCCTTTTTAGGATCATATAGTAATCTAAAATCAATCTTATTAGGGAACAGTCGAATCATAGCAGAACCACATTTTTCGCACTTTACATCATTACTATCACTATTAACTATATATTCTTTGGTATTTCCACAATTCTTACACTCGAAGTCATAAATAGGCATATAACCTATTACCCCCTATTACCGTCAATATATAAATATTTATAGTCACTGTTGCCATTAAATCCCATAAGAAAATAGCACATTGTCAAATAAGGCTTCACAATTCCTTCAATCCAAATCTTAAACATATCTATATCTCCTTATTCAGAAATTATTACATTACCATCCCAATCTTTTAATAGATTATTTATTTTATTGTAATCTTCTTTATATAATTGAATAACTTCCACGTTCTTCAATAAATCTTGTAAAATATCATATGATAATAGAAACTCTTTTTCATATGGATTCAAATTATTAAAATTCACCAATATCTTATTATTTTTTCTGAAAAAGCTAATTAAATGAGCATTCTGTGGATTCTCAACATAAAACTTTTTCATCCTATATTTGAGTTGATCATTATAGAACCTTATATTATCCTCTATTACAAATCTATTTGTTTTTGGATAAAGATAAATAACTCGTTCAATCTTCTCTT